ATAGAAGCCTCATTAAAAGATAAAAATAGAAATAAAATAGAAAATATATATAATGATGAAGATGTAGAAAAAAATGATGATGTAGATTTTGAATTTGAAGATATAGCAAGAAAAAAACTTGAAGTTATAGAATATTGGGGTTATTGGGATACTGAAGATGATGGTATATTAAGACCTTTTGTAGCTACATGGGTAGGTGACGTTATGATTAGACTTGAAGAAAGTCCATATCCATTTAAAGGTTTACCGTTTGCTATGGCTAAATATATGCCTAGATTTAATGAATTGTACGGTGAACCTGATGCTGAAATATTAAAAGATAATCAAGAATCTATAGGCAAAATGATGAGAGCTGTACATGACATTACATCGCAAATAGCTGTTAATCAAAAGTTTATAGATGAACAATTCTTTGCTAGTCCACTACAAAGAAAAAATTACGAAGAAGGTAAAACAGTATATTTTAGACACGGATTAGATCCAAGATTAGGTATACATAAAGAAACTGTAGAGCCAATTCCTCAAAGTGCATTTCAAGTAATTCAATATCATCAAAATGAAGCTGAAGCAATGACAGGTATTAAATCATTTTCACAAGGTATTGGTTCTCAATCTATGGGTAGTTCTGCTACTGCAATTAGAAGTGCATTAGATGCAACTGCTAAAAGAGAACTAAGTATACTTAGAAGACTTGCTACACAAGTATTTGAAGATATAGCTAGAAAAACTATAGCAATGAATCAAGTATTTTTAGATAAAGAGTTTGTAGTAAGGATTACAAATAAACAATTTGTAACTATTAAAAAAGAAGACTTGTTAGGTGAATTTGATTTAACAGTTGAAGTATCTACGCCTGAAAAAGATAACGAAAAAGCTGAAAAACTTAATATGTTAATGCAGACTAATGCAGCAAATATGGATCCAAATCTTGCTAAAATTATATATGCTAAAATAGCTAAACTATGGAAAGAACCTGATTTAGCAGAAGAAATGTTGAACTATAGTCCTGAACCGGATCCAATGCAACAAGAATTACAAAAAATTCAAATTGAAAATGCATTACTTATTAATCAAAAAACTAAAATGGAAATTGCTAAACTTGCTAAAGATATTGAATCTGAAGATAGTAAAATTGAAGAGAGAGAATCTAGAATTGCTAAACATCTTAATAGTGAAGCTGAAGAATTTAAAGCAGAGGCTATGCTTAAGCAAGCTAAAGCTGAAGAGGTTAAAAATAAAGCTGATTTACTTAAAGTTGAAGTTGACAGAAAACGTGCAGGATTGGATCTTAAAACAGAGTTTAGTAAAGAAGCTTTACGAGCTAATTCTAAGCAAAAAGAGACTGCACTTAAGCTTAGACATCAACAAGAATTAGAAGCTCTTAAAGCTCAAATACAGGCACAACAAAAAGAACTTGATGCTGCTCTTGAAATGTTAAAAAAAGAACATGCTACAGATATTGAAAAAACAACTATAGCTGAAGCTAAAAATTATGAAAATAGTCTTAAAAGTCTAGAAAGAGCAGAAATATTAAAAGGAGATGTAAATGGAAGAATTTAATAAAATATATGAACAATTAAAGCAAAAAGAAGCTGTAGCATTTACTGAAGAATTAGATAAACTTCAAAATCAAGGAGCCAATCCGAAACAATTGGCTGAATTATATAAACAACTTGATCCGGAACTTAAAGAGTATGTTAAACAATATAAGCAACAAAAACTTGAAAAACAAAAATATGAAGATATTAGTAAAAAACGTTTAATGAATAAACTTCCAGGTACATCTACTCAAAGAATAAGTTCACCAATTACTAAACAAGCATATCAAATATTACAAGAGACAAATACGCTTATCAATAGATAAGCTTATTTTAAGGAATTTATATAGTATAATAGTGTTATATTAAAAAATATAAAGGATTAAGCAATGGTAAATGATACCAACTTAGATTTAGAAGAAAGAAAAATAGCAACTATTGAAGAGATAGAAGAAGCTTATAAAGATATGTCTAAAGAAGAGACAGAACTTGAATATAAACGGTTATTAGACGCAATTAAAGAAAAAGAAAATCATTTAAAACGCTTTCAATCATTAATTAAATTATCTGAAATGGATGAATTTAATAATGTATTTGAAGATGGTTATTTTACTGAAGAAAAAAACAGAGTAACTGATTTAATTGTAGGTACTACTAATATGGCTGCAAATGTTGAGTATTTAAAAAGAGAAAATTTACAAAATTTAACAGATAAATTATTATCTATGCGTAATTTAAAAATTTACTTTACTACTATAACATTTAATGGTCAAAGTGCTGAACATGAATTAAAAGAATTAAATAGAATTAAATCAGTATTAGATAAAAAACTTAAATCTTTTGGAGCTAAATAATGAGTTACGAATTAACAGATGAAGAATTTGAAAAACAATTAGCTGCAATAGATAATGAACCAATAGAAGAAGATAATAATATAGAGGAGGACGAAAATGGCTTGCAAAACGAAGAAGAAAACGCCGAAGAAGAAAACAACGAAGAAAATGAAATAACAGTAGAAAATGAAGAAGAATTAAGTCAAGATGAAAATGAAGAAGATGATTTAAATAACACGGAAGAAGATAATGATGGAACTAATATTAATGATGATAGTGTTACTGATAATAATAATGATGATGATAATACTAACAATAACGATATTGGTTCTAATGAAGTCGTAAATGAAGATACAGGATTAACTAATTCTGAAGAAGCGCAAGCAGATAAGTTAGATATAGATTATGAAGAATATAAGCAATTAAAAGATTTTTATAACAAAGTAACAGGTGAGTTTAAAGCTAACGGTAAGGTAGTCAAAGGATTTACAGACCCGGATAAGCTTATTCAAGCTCAACAAATGGCTTATGGTTATAGTAAAAAAATGCAAAAATTCAATGAATATAAACCTTATTTAAAAGCACTTCAAGAAAATGAATTATTAGATGAAAACAGGTTAAATTTACTTATTGAAGCTTCAAAGGGTAAACCAGAGGCAATCAAGCAGCTGATAGAAACTGCTAAGCTTGATCCTCGAGAATTAGATTTTGAAGAAATAGATTCAAGTAACTATCAACCTGAAAATCATTTACCAAATAAATATGAAAACGAATTAGATAACCTTTTAGATATTAGCAAGGACTTAGGTATTGATGATAAAGTACAACAAGAGCTAAATACAAATTGGGATACTGAATCATTAACTGAATTGTTAGACAAACCTGAAGTCAAAGAAGATTTTATAAAACATATAGAAGTCGGTGTTTATGATGCAGTTCTAGATAAAATAGAGCGCAAAAAAGCACTTGATAGGTTTGGTTTATATTCTAAAAAGAAATTTATAGACCAATATAGAGAGGCTGCAACTGAACTAGAGCAAGAGTTGATGCAACAACTTCAAGCACAACAACAAGCACAACAACAAGAAGTTGAAATGCAGCAACAACAAAATATGCCTTCTGAAGCTGAAATTCAAGCTGAAATAGAAAGACTTAAAGCTGAAGAAGAATACAAGAAAAAAATTGCTCAAAAGACTCAACAAATAGAGTCCAATAAACGCAAAGTTGCTACAAAGGTTAAAAAAAGAAAACCTAAAAGAAATAATATCGACTTTGATCCACTTTCAATGAGTGATGAAGAAGTTGAAAAATTTTTAAATATGTTATAAAAAAATAATAAATAAGGATATAAAATATGGCACTAAGATATAATAAAGGTGGACGTAATCCAGCTCCTGATAATAGTACAATTGGATTACAAATTAATGATGAATTTTGGTCGAGAGCTGCAGTTAAGTATGCTAAAGAAAAAAGGTATTTTACACAATTAGGAGATACTGAAAAGTTGCCTAAATAATCTGGGCTCCACTTCAGTAATGAAGATGGAAAAACTATGTGAATTCATGGGAACCCTTAGCAAGTAAAGTTGAAGGCAATCATGAGCGAAATTCTTTTTAAAGAAAACGTGCAACGACTATCGAAACCACATCACAATGATGGAAGGGAGTAGAGTACACTACAAGCGATTGGTAGTGGAAGCGCATAGCATCCTAATATAAAGTTAAGGATGAAGATATAGTCTGAACTATATGGAAACATATAGAAGTTCATAAGAGAACTGCATTTAAAGTAGCGTTTAAATGTGAACATATTTGAGAAACTTTGGAGACTCTATTGTAAAATATGTTGATATTCCAATTATTGATGATAAAAACATTACAGATGAAGGTCTTGATGCAAACGGTGTAAGAATGGTTCCTGGAGTATGGTATGCATACGATAAAGAAGGACAAAGAATTACAGCCGGAGCAACAGAAGATAATGGACAAGGTTATGCAACAAAGCAAGACGCTTTAAATGCTGCTGGAGCAGATGGATATATTAAAGCTGGTAATGCTAACCTATATGGATCTAGTAAAGATATTAGAGTTCAAAACGGAGCAATGCCACTTCTTAGAGAAGAAGGTGGAAGGGTTGAATTTAACCACCTTAGCAGATTAGCTGCTTAAAGCAAAAGATTAGCCATTCATACAAGTAATTGTATGTCTAAAACCGCCTAAACGGGGAAACTCTTAACAGGTAAAGCTGAAGACAACCTACCGTGCTAAATGAGCTTAAAAGCTCTAAATGCCTAACGACTATCCTGGCAAGGAGTAGGAACAAGCGTTCCGAAATGGTGGTGAGCCACTATAAAGTGGTTCTTGATATAGTCTCATCTGCATGGAAACATGTAGCAGTTCATAAGAGAACGGTTTAGGAAGTAGCGAGCCTAAGCGAAGGTAATGTAACCGTGTTGGCTTAAGACGTGAAGTTATTGAAGCTGAAGTAACTGAATATGGTATTTCTCTTGAGTTTACTAAAAGAGAACTAGATATGGATACTGAAAAAGGTTTACTTAAAAAGTATACTAGAGAAGTAGGTTATGCATATGGTACTCTAAGAGAGACTCAAGTTAGAAATGCACTATTAGCTCAAGCAGAGCAAGCTGTACTATATGGTGGAGCAGCAACAAGTAAAGATACTGTTGATGAAACAAGTGAGCTTGATTTTAAACTATTAAGAGTTTTAGATAAAGCACTTAAAGATATCAAGTGTCCTTATACTACTAAAGTACTTGATGGCTCTCCACACTATGGTACTATTGCTATTGGTGAAGCTAGATATGTGTATGTAGGAAATGAGTTAAGACCATCTCTTGAAGATATGGAACATAATGGTCGTGCTATGTGGGTACCTATGGAAGATTATGCATATGGTAAAGATTTAACTCAAGGTGAAGTAGGTAGAATTGGAGCATTTAGATTTATTGAAGTAAATGAAATGCCATCATATCAAGGTCAAGGTGCAGAAGCAACTGATGATAATTATTATAGCTCTACTGGAGATGATGGTAATGAAAGATATGATGTGTTCCCTGTTCTATTCGTAGGTCCTGATAGCTTTGCTACTATTGCATTTGAAGCTAATAGTGCTAGAGTTAAAACTGCAATGCCTAAGATTATTCCTGGTGTTGATAACTACGGTAAATTAGGTGTTGTAAGTATTGCATGGTATTTCGGTATCTTGTTTACAAGACCTGAAAGAATTAGAATGTGTCTAGTATCTGCTAGAATTGCATAATTTACTTACTAAGGCTTTATGCCTTAGTATTTCTACTTATTTAAAACAATCTATGTTATAATCTTTTTTATTAAATAATATTAAAATAAAAGGATATAGCAATGTCTACAAAATTAGATAATCTAATAGAAGAATTTAAAACAAAAACAAACAAAGAATTACAAGAATATTGTGATAAAAACGAAATTAAAGTTAAAGCAAAAAATGCAAAACCTAATAAAACGGAATTACTTACTGCAATAGCTGATTTTATGAGTACTCAAGTTGAAAGCCCTAAAGAAACACTTAGTGATGTACTTGATGATGTTGAGACCCAATTTGATGACGAAACAAAACCTGTTGAATTTGAAGATAATGATGATTTAACTGATTTTGATCCATTTGCAAAAGTTAAAAATATAGGTAAAAAGAAAAGTGAAGAAGAATTAAAAAAAGAAGCTGTTAAAAGAGTAACCGGACTTAAAAAATTAGTTAGAGTACAAATTAGTCTAAATAGTGAGATAGGAACCAAAGTTAAACACAATCAAATGTTTCATGTATCATGGGGTAATGCAGTAGTTGGATCTATTAACGAAATATTCCCTATAGGTAAACCGTGGCACTTAACTCAAGGTAGTGTTAATCAATTAGAACAAATTATGTATCAATTACCACTTCATGATAGTAGAGGTAATGTAACAGGATATAGACCGATTAAAAAGTATTATATTCAAAAATTACCACAATTAAGCAAACAACAACTTAAAGAATTAGCTAAAAAACAATTAGTTAGAGATGCTCAAATTAACTAGCTCTACGCTAGTTATTTAAGTTTTATATGATATAATTTTAATAATAAAGCATTTTAATATGGCTATTTTGGTATCAAAGGTTTCCCAAGCACCTAAGTTGACCTAAATAGCCATATTAAAGTGATTTAACCAACTTAAAGCTTGGGAACTTTAAATTGATACTTTGCACTATAACTACAATCAAATTCTAAGCTCCCGAGATATAACTATGACAGAATTAATTAAACTCAATCCTGCTGAGCAATTTTTAGCTAACAGTAATTTAAGAATTAATCTTAAAGAAGTTGCAGACAAGTACGGCAAAGAACATGGTAGACTTGTTAAGAGCTTTGAACTTGAGATTAGCAAATTAAATGATGAAAATTATAAAACATTTAATTTTGCGGTCGCTTCTGTGTCGACCGCAAATAAATCAAATAGCTCGAAAGCCAGAGTTCAAGTACTTAAAACATATGAAATGGATATAAAAACATTAGTATGGTTTATAGCTAAATTTGATGCAAATTTAAGAGCCAATATAATTAATTATGCTTTTGAGAAGTTAGAAAAAGATAAACAAGAAGCTGTTATTGAGGCTAAGAAACCAAAAATATATAAAGATGGCACTATGAGTGTTAGAAGATGTTTAATGGAATCATTTGATGATGAAGATAGACCAAAAGAATCAGATATATGGGATGCATTAGTTTGGAAAGGTTTTATTATCACAAAAGCTAAAGCAACAATAGAAAGAAATATACCTGATGAACTAGAAGGCTTTATTGGAGATTCTAGTGGAACTAGAAAAATACCTACATTTGCTCCGGAAGTAATTAAGAAAGTTTGGAAAGAATATAGTAATGCAGGTAAACCTGTTAAATCTGAATATGATAGATTAGTTGATGAATTTGCACAAATTAGTGAATATTATAATATGAGACTAAATGCATTAAAAACAATTAGTTAGAGATGCTCATATTAACTAGCTCTACGCTAGTTAACATAACTCTCTATTATTTATTTTTTTAACTATATCCTGAACATATTCAATACTAGCTCCTGAGCTAATCATAATTTTAGCAAATGTTTGCTGTATTCTGTTATTTAACTCAAAAAAATTTACTTCTCTAAATGTAAATAATTTATTTTTAGGTAGCTTATTAAATACTCTTGTATTTAAAACATCAACATCTTTATTATTTCTATTTTGTACAAATTCAGTTAAATATTCATAATACATTCCATCATCTAAATTTTTAAAATAACTCCAATCTTTATCCATTGCTTTGCATTCATATATTCTACATGAATCAGGTCTTGCTTCATATATACTGCATTTTCCGTTGTCATCTAAAAATTGACATTTTAATTTATCATTAAATTCTAAATGCAAATAGTATTTATTTATATTAGGAATGATAGTATAATCTATTTTGGCTCTTATTTTATATTTTTTAAATCGCTTTATATCAGCTTTACTTAAATCTACAGCTTGATAACAACAGGCTTTTGTAGTACAAGTTTCACAAGTTACTTTCATATATAATCCTTTTACTTATTCAAAACAATAATATTAGTAAAGCTATGATATAATTAATACTAAATAATATAAAATAAGGTATATAATGTTAGCTGAATTAAATATTGATTGGATAAATATTGTTGGCTCTAAAAAAATAGATAATGGCGGTATGTTTGGAGATTTACTTCAAGTAGCAAGAGCCCATATAGAAGATGGTAAACAAAAGGGTGAATTAACAGAGCAACAAGCAGGTAATATATATTCACAATTTATGATTCAAGCATTAGCTCAAGTAATGCAATTTGAATTAAATAGAACCAAAACATTAGCTGATATATCTTTAGTTAATGAACAAATTAAAGAAGTACAAGCCAATACTGATTTAAAAACAAAACAATTAGAATATGTTGATTTAGAATATAAACTTAAAGAACGTGAAATTGAGATTAAAGAAGAAGAATTAATATTAAAAGAAAAACAAATAAATGTTGAGATTCTTAAAGCTCAAAATGAAATAGAATTAATTAAAATTCAAAAAGATAAAGAATTACTTGATGCACAAAAAATAGCTAAAGAAACTGAATTACTAAGCGCACAAAAAGAAGATGTGCTTGTTGGTATAGAAATAAAAAAAGAACAACTTGAACTAGGCAGAAAAGAGCTTGCAATCAAAGAACAAGAAACATTATCTAAAATAAAATTAACAGAAACACAAATACAAAAAATTGAATGTGAATGTAATAATGCAAATAGACTTGCAGACCAACAGGAAGCATTATATTCTGAACAAGCTAAAGGATTTAGAGATAACAGCAAACTTAAATTACTTGAACAGCAACTTAATGCTTATGCTATGGTATTTGAAAATGCAGAAGAATTACAAGATGATGCTATACCTGACCTACTTAAAGCTAAATTTGTTACAGAAAGCTTTAGTGATGCATATGCATCTGTATATGGTTATAAACCTGACGGAAATGAAGATACACATTAGGAATTAATATGAATACAATAAAATATGGAGATATATTAAAAGAATTATTAAATAAACATATAGAGGATAAAAATATAAAAATAGAATTTTATGACATTATTGGCTCTTTATTGTTTGATACAATAGATATAGAATATAAAGAAAATAAAATATATAATAAAAATAAAATAATATTTCCAAATGAAACAGATGACGCTATTATATTAAACAAATATAAGGTATTTATAGACAATAAATTATTTATAGAAGTTGATTTAGAAAACAATATAGAAATACCAATTAATAGCATTTTTACAATAGAAACTCAAAATTTAGAAATCAAACTTTAGGATTTTAATTATGGCTTTAATAGACGATATATTTTCGACAATAACAAAAACTGGTCCTAGACCAGTTAGTGAACCAGGTGCTCCAAATGAGCCATTACCATTACCATGGGATCCTGTACCATTACCATATGTTCCTATTCCTGATTTAGAACTAACTCATATTGATATAGATATAAATAGAGCAGCAAATATTGCAAAAGATGCATATGAGTATATTGAAAATATGGAACCAATTGAATATAATTTAATACATATTGATGAAGTTAATATAGATTTTATAAATAATAATAAACAAGAAATTATATTTATGGATTTTATATCTATTAAATATAATATAAGTATACAAACATCATTAAAATACGAAATAAAAGATTTAATATATGGTAGTGATGTATATGACTTATATATAAATATAATAGATAAACCAATTAATGTAAGGATATAAAATGACAACTAATATAGTATATAAAAATAGAGACGATAATTTAATACAAA